TCTTAGCGGGTTTAAATGGATTAAGTACCATGCGTATAAGTTTATTGTTACAAATCCACACGTTTGCCTGTAACTCGTCAAAGTCTTTCAGTTCGTCTGGTATTTCTACGCCCTGCTCTTCAAGCATTTCGGTGTCAACCATACCCCAATACTCAAGAACTTCAAAGCGGTCAATGCCATGCTCTGGTGCATAATCAGATAGGTCATCTTCCCAATACTTCTTGATGTAGTTCTCACCCATCTGGATGCACTCATCAATAACTTGACCACGAAAGTATGGACGTTTCTTTAGCATACGCATTTGTGAGCGAGACATTTTATGACGCTCGATTACAAACTGTGCCTCATCCATGTTGTTTGAATCTGGGTCTGGATAAAAATTCCACACAGAAACATGTTCTACTTGTGGTACTGTTTTAAATAATGGGTCGTAGTTACCATCATCATCCCAATTAGGATATTCTTTGTCCTTTGCAAATGGACCTTTCATAATACCTGTACCAAACAATGCCATCTCAAATGCACTGCTACGCAGGTTCTTATTAGCACCAGACTCTTCTAGTTGGTCGTGTATTTTCTTCTGCATCTTTTTAGCAGCAATCATAGCTGGGCTAAATTCAATTGCAGTAGGAGTTTTGCCCGGACCTTCTTTTAATTTATCTTGTACACCTTCTAGTTTACTTTCTAGCGGACCAAGTTTTTCTTGCAATGTTTTAGATGTAGCACCCGGTGGCAGGTCATTTCCATCACCTTTAAAACCATAAGGACTAGATAACGAAGTTTCTGCCTGAAGCTGCTCTGGTTCTTTAGGGTCAAAGTGTACATCAGCTACAACGCCTTCAGGGAGTGTTGTAGGCTCAATAGAAAGAGGAAACTTATTATTAGCAAACAGCACATCAACAATTTGACCATACGCAGCAAGCGTCTTAGTCTTGGTAACTTTAATAAATACTCGTGACTTTTCCGCTTCAGTAAATTGTACATCTGGGCCATACAATCCTCTATAGTTTCGATATGCTCTCAGCCAACGCTCTTCGTCTTGATAGCGATAGTCTTCTGCACGTTTGTAACGCTCAATGACAAATGGTATGATATTAGACACGTCAGCATCAAAAGTAACAGAATCATCTGTATCCTCTAACGCAATAGCGTCATCTTCAATCATGATATCATCTTCATCCATACTTTTCTTCCTCAGTATCCAAAGGTAGCATCTGCAACTTGCATACCGCCACCGGGTCTACCCATCGGGTCATAATCAAATATACTAAATCTTGGTCGTGACATTATACCATATCTTAACGCATCGTACAAGTGGTCTTCTGCTTTCGTGTCCACATCTTCTGGATTCTTTTTATCCAGCGGTATGGACGGTAGTTGTGAGACAGTGTTTGTGCAACTATTAAAGAAAACAAGTCTAGGCTCTTCCGTAAATTCATCTACCTGTAAACGTCTGTGTATTTCGTTTTTACCTGCTACACGGCTACCACGGCTTCGGTCTGAAGGTCTCCACCTGCAACCTCTGCTTATCATCTGTTCCGCAAGAGATGGTCCAGTATCACCACGCTTATGCCAAAGACTACTATCCAAGACACCATATTTAATATTTCCATCTTCGGCTTCCAATTCTAATACCATATCAGCTAAGTCCGTAGCTAGGACTTTTGACACATACAATTCCCTGTACACAATGAGTTGCTCAGACGGTGCGACAGCGAACCAAATAACACCGCTGTAAGAACCATACCCGTAATCACATGCTCTAAACTTAACCCAATTGCTAGGAATATTAAAAGGTTCAACAACATGAATATTACGGTCAAACTCTGTGAACGCAGCACCTTCTTTAATATCCCAATCACCTTCAAGGAGTTGTCTTCTTTGCTGCTCTGGGAGCGACAAGAGCATAGCTTCGTAGTCACCTGACTCAGAGAGATACGGGTTGTCAGATAATCTAGCAGGAATGAACCTACGTTTAAATAATGGTTTCCCAGCTTTGCTGTGACCTGCTGGATATCGAAGAACTTCACCCGTTTCACTATCTGTCGCATCATACGCCTTATTATATGGGGCAGGGTCAATAAACATTTTCTTTACCCAGTGATGCCCTCTTCCACCGGGGTTTGTTGTAGCCCTCATAAAGATGGGCAGGTCAGGGGCAGTGGACCGTAGACGACTTCGCATGTAATTCCATGCATATGGCGATTGCCACTGGGTCAGTTCGTCAAAGCCTATCCAGCTAAAAGCCAGACCCTGATAACGCAGGACATCTTCATCTCTGTCGAGGTATGACATCCACAACCTCGCACCAGATGGCGCAGTCCACTGCATCTTTCTTTCTGACCACTTTATTCCGGGCCAGATTTTTGGATAGAGTTCCTGTGATTTAAATATTAGTTCACGTAACTCTTCCGTAGTATGTCGAAGCAACAACCCACTAAACTGCGGATGCCCCATGTACCTTAGAGGGTCTGCAAGCATGGCATAAGATTTACCACCCCCTGCTGAACCACCGTATAATACTTCACGTTCACTTGCTGCAAGAAAGTCAGTCTGTGGACCGGGATTAGGTTTAAATAATACATTAGCTGTTTCCTCTATGCTTTCAAACTCAGCAGCTTCAGATACAGTTTCTTTTATCTCAACCGTTGGCTTTTGCGCCTGTTCTTGCTTCTTCAATTTCTTGCGCTTTGGCGATTGCCTTTTGCGCATAGTCTGCCCATTTGCGGAGGCTTGCAGCTTTGTTCTTACGTTGTCGCTCATTACTTAACCGTTTCCTTAAACCTACGTGAGATATGTATCTTCCGCTATTTGTACTCAGCCAGTTAGCTACCTCACGATAGCTATATTGATTTACGTGTGTTCTGGCTTTTTCAAGCAAATCCAACTCAGTTGGAATGGGGTCAAGAATGTCGGGGTCTTCTTCGTTTCGCTTGTAACCAAATGGTACAGTACGTGCAATGCGTGGTATCTGTACCCATTCGTTTTCGTCTTTAATATCTGTTGGCTGTGGAAGTTTCCACTGCCCTGCTGAGCGTGTCATTTGTTTGTTCTATTATTTACTGTACTTTTAGTCATACCAGATTCTCGGTAATCTATTGTACCAGTTCTATCGTTAGAAACTATTGTCTGAGATTTAGCCTGAGATTTTTTTATAGCTAATTTTCGTTTAGCTTGACGGTTTAATGCTTCTGTAACTTCTTTACGAGCCTTTGCTTGTTTTTTACCTTTACGTGACGTAGTATCTTTACGTGCTTCTCGCATAACTGAGTCATCGTATGCACCGCTTGTCTGCCTAAGTTTTTCTAAACGAAGACGTTCTTTTTTTCTGGCTCTTTCAGCATCTGTTAGCATTAGTCTTCATCCTCTACTGTAGCTTTGGCTGGCATAAGCATAACACCGCCAGATGCTTCTACTTGTACCTTCTCTGTTTTAATCAAACCTGTGCGGTCAAGCAGTTCTTTAGCTGCTGACATCTTATCACGAATACCTAGTTCAGTTGGGTCATACAAAGCGTGTGTCATAGCTATAGCAGCTTTAGGTGCGTTACGTGCCATGTACATCTGCGTTGCTTCAAGTATCTCTTCCTTGAGACCTTTTACAATTGCAGTTGTAGCAGTAGACTCTGAGTAGCCAGCCAGTTTCTTAGCGGCAACTACGTCACCGCCAGCGTCCTCAAAGAGGACTTCAAGAAACTTCTGTTGTCTTTCGTTTAGTTCTCTAGCCATTATTTCTTTTTCATTTTATTTGTAGATGACATAACCATGCCACCTTTGTTAAAACGATAGTCTGTATGGCCTGTGCGTGGCTTACCTATGTAACCACCTTTATTTTTTGAAAGACCTGACATAAAAGAGCCTAACCCTTCAGAAATAGATTTACTTTCATTTTTATCGTCACTTGAAAACAAACCTGATATGGCCTTTTTCGCTGTTCCAAATATCCCATCACCTGATATACCCAATCTTTTTATATCGGCTTTAGACGCTGTACCTATAAGCTGCTTGTCCCCACCCTTTTTGCCTACGTACAATTTGGGAACTCCGTTGCTATTTCTTTCAATAAACTCATTTGCCATTATTTTAATTCTCCGTGATGCATAGCATGTGCTAATTTATGGCTACGTCCTTTTACTTGAACAGCCCACCTGCTGTCAAGCATTTCTTTTGCTGCAGTACGAAAATCTTCTTCGTGTACAGCAGCCCACATCTTTTTAAACTTACATAGACGTGGCACACCCATATTAAAAGCCATATCCACAAGTACAAGTTGACGTACAGAGTCTAAGCTGTCCACGCAAGGGTGCGATATTAACAGTTCTTTTTCGACAATCTCTACGTCATTCTCTAATAGAAAAGCAGCATCAACTTCGGTAATACCATATTGATACACTGTTTCTATGTTCGGTATGTCCATAGTATTCAATTCTTCTTCAGTAATACCACGGTCCTCTAAATTCCTGCCCACTCCAATAGTATCAATGCCAAGTGTATCCTGATAGACCTCTAAGCGTAGACCTTCGCTTTGAACAAGCTGTTTGATTAAATGTGTGCGAATATACTTCATCTACTTGCCCTTTGACTCTCTACCTAGATAGATACCATACACACCTGTCATAACACCCATAATAACAGAAACAAATGCAGACTGTTGTGTTGTTGGGTCTTCTAAATTCATAAACCACTCAGCACAACGCCACGACATTGCGACAGAAGCAATCATAGTCAGCTTGGCTGTAACATTAAATTGCAGCCATCGTTTCCACCAATCAATCATTATTTTTTACCAAAGAATTTTGTAGCCGAACGTACTCCGAAAGAAGCAGCAACGATAACTCCAAGTGAGTACTGATACCATTCAGGCATTGAGTTGAGTTGTGCGAAACCATTTGCAACCACCTCTTCCATTCCGGGTATAAAAGCTAGTATAAGGGGTA